AAGTAATATAACAAAATATATGAAAAACTCAAGGAAAAAATACATTATTACGAAAGTTTAATATTTAAAATAGAGCTAAGTTTAATGGAATTATAGAAATACAGAAATGGAGTGAAAAATGAACTTGTCAAAAAAAATATTATTTTCAGTGCTTGTTATACTTCCTCTTGTGGGAATAAAATGAGACAGGTTAAAGAAAATAACCCGCCTAGGGTTATTATAGAGGTCAAAGATGGAATAGTCAGGGTTATCTTGAAATCCAGGGGCATTTATTTGAAATTAATTAACAAGGATAATCCTGAGACGCCGCAAATTACAGAGTTAGTAGCGTCGGAATTTATACATTTAAGAGAATAAATGAATACAGTAGACGAAAAAAGGTTAAAGGCATTAGAGGAAAAAGCCAGTACTCTTTTGAACACTTTTCAAACTCTAATGAATAAAGAGGCGAAACAAGAGGTGTCTGAGCTTGAATTTATTCAGAATAGGCTCTATATTCGCACTAAGGATAAACGTTTAATACGATTGCAGCTAAACGAGCCTCAACGTAAGTTATATGCAGCTATACAGAAACAACGTGATGAAGGTAAACCTGTTCGGATTATCGTATTAAAGGCACGTCAGGAGGGTATCTCAACAGCGGTTGAGGCGGTTATTTTCCATCAAACTGCGAAAACGGCGAATGTAAATAGTCTTATTGTAGCGCATGACTTAGATAGTACAGATTATTTGTTTCGAATGTCAAGGTTATACCATGAGATGTTGCCAGATAATGAAAAACCTCTTACTGTACGTTCAAATAGGAAGGAAATAAACTTTGATGCTCCTTTACGCTCTAATATTTTTGTTGATACTGCACGGAATGTCAACGTTGGAACCAGTTACACGATTCACAATTTTCATGCTTCCGAGGTTGCTAAGTGGGGAGATAATGCAAGCGAATTGATGTTATCTGTTAATCAAGCCATTCCCGATCATCCTGGTACAATGGTTGTTTTGGAATCTACTGCTAAAGGTGTTGGGGGGTACTTTTATGATCAGTATTGGCGGGCTAAACGAGGGGAATCTGATTATATAGCGGTTTTTATAGCATGGTTCGAATTAAGTGAATATTCACGTTCTTTAGAAAAAGATAGTATAAAGGAAAAAGACTTCATACTTACGGATACCGAGAAGCGGTTGAAAGAAACTTATAACCTTAGTTTAGAACAATTGAATTGGCGCAGATGGGCAATAAAGAATAATTGCGATGGTAGCGAGGAAAATTTTGCTCAAGAGTATCCGAGCAATGATGTAGAGGCTTTTTTAGTGTCTGGAAGACCTGTATTTGATGTAAAAGTGTTAAAAGAATGGTATGATTTAGCTCCTGAACCTAAGCTAGGTGACTTACATTACAATAAAAGCGGAGAAGTTCAATTTTACGAGACTAGAGACGGGTATTTAAAGATATGGAAGAAACCTGAGCATGGAAAGCGTTATGCTATTGGAGTAGATGTGGCTGAAGGGCTTGTTCATGGTGATTACTCTTGTATTGAGGTATTAGAATATGAAAAATTGACTCAAGTAGCGGAATGGCACGGGCATATTGATCCTGATTTATTGGGAGATGAGACTGAAAAACTAGCTACATATTATAATAATGCACTTGTGGGAGTCGAAATAAACAATCATGGACTTACAACGTTAAATAAGCTGAAGAATTGTGATGTTATGTTGTATTCTAGGACAGTCTATGACAAAATACTTGACGAGGAACGCAAGGAGCTAGGCTGGCAGACGAATTTAAAAACAAAGCCTTTAATGATAGATGATTTAGGAGCATTAATACGAGAAAAGGAAATTGATATTAACAGTAAAGAGTTAATATCGGAGGCAATGACGTATGTAAAAGACGATAAAGGTGCCACAAATGCTCAATCGGGGTGTTTTGATGATAGAATAGTATCGTTAGCAATAGCTATTCAAACAAGAAAGCAGATTCCCGAAATATTGGATGTCATAGTTTGGGATGATGCTAGGTTGTATCAGATGTCTCAATACAGTCAACTAAAGCATATTAATCCCAGGTTGTTTCCGCCAGGGGCAATAATGCCTGAAATAGTTGAGGAGGAAGAATATTGGTAATGGTATTTTCGATATATTTGTATATAAAGGAGAAATAGGAAATGCTAAATTTAGCTACAAAGGATGACATACAGAAGCTTTTAGAGGCTTATGAGACGACTCAGATAAAATTAGGCATTATTTCAAATGTATTAGGAGAATTAAGGACTGAATTTGAGCAAAAAACAGGCAATATGATAGACTCTTTGACTGTATTTTGCAATGAATTCAGAGCAATGAAGGAACGGCTAGAGAGTTCCAGTTCTGAATTTGTAGAGAATAGTGATTTAGCATTATGGAGACGACAGCAATCGGGAGAATAAAGTTATGTATACAAATAGGACTACTGATGGCACTCCTATCTTTGGTGTGGAATAGGTTAGAAAAATTTTGTTAAATACATAAAAAAGGGAATTATTAATTCCCATTACATATTTAGAGGTGTTTAAATGCCCATGTGATTAAGTTTGCATGGGCATTTTTATTTTTATCAAGGAATGATATATGGCACGGAAGAAACAATTAAGTGAAGGCGAACAGCTTGTTCAAAGAGTGAATAACTTGTTTGAGATAGCCAGGACAGGCATTCAACCTGAGCACTCTAGATGGAGAGATAACTATAAATACTGGAATAATTCACAGGTTGTAAAACGGCCTAAAGAGAAAGACAAGCCTAAGATACCATATATTTTTATGTTATGTGATGGTATACAGGCGGTTTTAACGGCAAATAAGCCTAAGTTTTCGTTTCATCCGCAGGAGGGAGGAGATACTCAAAAAGCTGATTTCTTGAATCAGATCTGCGGTGATTATTACTGGGATGAGCTAGAAATGCAGCAAATGTCTGAGGAAGCTTTGTGGTGGGCACTGAATATATCGGGTTCGGCTATTGTTGAGTATGGCAAGCATCCAGTAAGCGGTTCAATGTACTTCAATGTCGTAAACAGTTTCTATGTATATCCTGACCCAGGAGCGGTCAGATTGAAGTATCCTGATGGGCGTCCTGCGTTGGAGTTTTTGGGGACTGAGTGTCCTATGAGTTTGAGTGAAATACGAAGGATATGGCCAGAGGAAGGCAAAAGAGTTGCTCCTACCGATAATTTAATGGTGCCTGATAGGGAATTAGAAACACAAGTTACCTTTTATGGAAGGTCATCATATAAGGCTGAGAACTTAATAGGTGCCTGGAAAAACGACATGATAAAGAAGTCTTATGGTAGGGCATTGGTTCGTAAAATGTGGCTGAATGAGACTGATATGGTGAATATTCCTTTTGATGAGGATGAAATAGACTTAGAAATAGCGAGAGTTATTCAAGGTGAGGCTGAACTTGAAGCTAAACCAGAGGAAAATCATCCTAAGCATATTGAGGGACACCGAAGTCAGATTGTACGTTTTGCTGCGAATCCTGATATTGAGTCTGAAATTATCGAGGCATTGGAACGGCATATTGAAGATCATGCTGAATATCCTCAAGAAACTAAGAAATTAAAGTATCCTGATGGTAGACTGGTATATACGGCGGGCGATATTTTATTGGATGATATGCCCGCTCCTTTAGGTTTAAATTATGTTAAGTTGGATATTCTTCCTAACCCGATGACCTTCTGGGGACAGACATTACAGACCTATGTTCAATCCTTACAGGATGCAGCTAACAAACGTTTATACCAGGCATCTGACATAAATGATAGAGCAGCAGGCCCCAGAGAGTTCTATAATCCTTTAAGTGGATATGATCCAAACAAAGCCAAAGGCCTATCAGCGGAACGAATTCCGGTCAAAGGTGACGTAAGGGCAGCGGTATATATTGACCCCGGTATCGGGCCTAATCAAGCTATTTTTGCAGAATTGAAGATTCTAGAGGAATTGATTCTCAAAATAGTTGGTTGGAGCGAAGTAATGCAAGGGGTTTATCCTAAAGGTTCGCCTTCGGGAATTTCATTACAGCAATTAAGGGAAGCCTTGGGGGTTAGACTTTATAAAGGTGTAGGGCATTTTGAATATTTTATTATCAAATTAGCAAAAGTTCTGTTGAAAATGTTGAAATATGAGAATCCCAAGAAAGCATTTAGGGTTATTGCAGAGGATAAAAGACAAGAAATGTATGTGACTCTATTAGAAATAATGTCGGATGAAACAGATTATGATGTTCGAATTTTAGGGGGAAGTACGTTACCTACTTCCAGGATGGATAAAGAGGAACGTGCCATCAAACTAAGACAGGCGGGGCTTTATGACGATCAGGCAGCTTTAGAGTCAATAGATGACCCAGCAGCGCAAGAAGTCTTAGAACGCAAAAACGAAAAAGAACAATTACTGCAAGTTATACAAATGTTATCAGAAAATTTAAAACAATACGAGGGAAGCAATGCCGAAAACGAAAACGTCTCAGGAAGTCTCTCAGCAGCAGAAAGACGAAAAACAAATAGTTATTGACGAACAACAGCTTGAAATTATAAAATTAATAGAAGAAAAAAATAACCTGAAAAAACAACTTGAAAATATTCTCAGTAATTTTGAACAAATGGGAAATGATTTTAAAAAATTACAGGAACTTGTAGAAAGTTATCAGAAAAAGCCGATAGTTGACTGGACACCTTTCTTCTGGTTTATTGGACGGTTATTTAATCCTGCGGGACAGAAATCCATTGTAAGACATCGGGCGGTTCAGCATCTAATTAATGATATGTTCAGTGTCGAGATGATACCAGCAATGCAACTGGGCAGAGAATGCAGTCGCCATGCCTGGAAAGTTCATTTAGGCAAGAAGATAAATGCTGATAAAACTGATGAAATTTTAAAAATAATCAAGAAATATCAGGAGAAATGATGCCTATTTATGAATATACCTGTCGAGAATGTAGAAAAATAACAGAAGTTTTTAGTTATGATGAAATACCTGTTTGTGAATGTGGAAAGCAGATGGAACGTATTATGAGTGTAGTCAATAGCAATTTTTCTGCATGGAGTGATACTATAAAACGTGAAATGCAATGGGCATCTAAACCACATGAGGAGACAATGAATGGATAATTCGATTGAAGTATTAGAAAATGGACTTATCGATGTTTTAGGACATTTAATTGACTTGAATCATTTATATTATGTAAGTCCCTGGTATCTTGATGATCCTTGTGGATCGTTAGAAAGCAATAGGGATTTATATTTTAATATAATGGTAAATCATGGGAAATTTGATGTTCGTGATCGCAAGGAATTAATATTAAATGCTCATTCTCGGTTAAGAATTGCTTGGAAAGAATATCGAAAAAACCAGGAAAGTCTTGCACGTGTAGTTTTGTGTCCTCAATGTAAGCAACATCCTTTAGAAATGAGTGTGACGTGTCCAGATTGTGGTAATTTAGGCAAATGGATTGATGTAAAAGAAAAATATCTAAAATGATTCACATACCTCAAAACATATACTGGATTATCGAATGGGTCATTGATATGCACCAAAAGATGTGTATCACTAAACGGAATGGAACATTAAATGTAGAAATGAATTATAATCAAGGACACATAAGAAACGTAACTATTCAAGAACCTGTCGTAAAAGAAACAAAACGTCCCCCCAACCAGTGAGGAGAGAAATGAATGCAATTTTTGATGATATAGAGAAACAATACAATATTTTTATAGAGTATATTAATTCTAAAATAAAACTTGGTTACTGGTGGACACAGTGTTGTGAACAGGATTTATCTTGTATTGAAACTGACGATGATTTGGAGGAAGTATTTTATTGTATAATAAATTATTTGCTTGATGATGAAGGGTCAAAGCCTGGAATATGGAAAACTAAAGAAGAAGCTTTGAATGAATTATCACAAAGACTGTCGTAAAACAAATAAAACGTCCATTAAATCAGTGAGGAGAGAAAAATGTTTATTATTTTTACTGAAAATCAGAAAAGGAACCTTATTGAAGAAGTTAGAGCAGATGCCTTAAATCAAGTTATTGAATTTGTTGGACAGAATTGGCTTAAAGCACATATTGAGGCATTAGAACGAGAGTTAAATCAGCTAAAGTCAAAATCAACAGATGTATGGTGTGAACGATTTATTGATGATATTATTGAAAGAATCAATAAAAAGCAGCTTAATTGCAATAAAAACAAGGAGACTTAAAAAAACCTTGACAAATAATTGATAATTTTGTAAATTAGATAAGCAAAGTAACACAATTTTAATTTTATCGGATTCTTATCCGAGATAAGCCCGATGGAATGGTGCATTCCATCGGGCTTTTTTATTTTAAGCAACTTCAATAATTATTGGGGGCACTAAGGATTGACGACTTAAT